GCCGTGGAAAGCATTTGAGCTGCTTCCACGATCATCTTTGGAATATGTTTGTCGCACATCATTTGAGCCGATACGACTGGACTCTCATCAAGGACAAATATATTCATTTACTTAACCCATACATGATAATACCGAGGTGGCAGATTTTCACAAGAATAGTTATCGTCCTCTTCATAGTTAAGGACTTTAACGCATTCTTGAGTTTCATAGCTAAACCAAACATCAGGTAAAGCAGCCGCGGTTAGCATAGCGTAGGTAAAGACAAAAGTCATAAGACCAATGGCAAGACCAAATCCAAGGTGACTACCCCAATCTCTCGTCATTATTTACCTCCATTTCGAACTGAGCAATAATATCTTTCTTTTTAAGAAGAAGCTTTTCCAGCGAGTGGAGTGCAGCAAACTTCTCGTCTGATGCGCCTTCAGCGAAGGCGACCAGAGCTGATTCCATTATATCAATATCTTCAAAGATGTCAACCATTAGTAACGTCCTTTTCCAGAATAACCAACTTTTTGAACTGCAACTAGGGGATTTGTTTCCTTACATTCAGCAAGGTAAGACTCAACTGTATAGTTTTCGCAAAGGCACTTGACCCAAGATTTCCAAGGCTTAGAACCATATTTGAAACGAGCGATAAACTCAGGCTTTGGCTGGCCGATCCAAGAAGGATGGCAGTTGGGATGAACTTCTTCCATGTTACGAGAGCCAGTGTGACGGCCGCGATACATAAGATACATACCGTCCCAAGTGAACTGATCTTTTGCGAATTTGGTACCCATGATGTAGTCCTTTCCAATTTCCTATATTAATAATATAGTACTTTCAAGAAGAAATGTCAACCCTTTTTTTCATTTTATTTTAATTTTTTTGTACCCAAATATCAAATTCGTGCTCAAAATTTTGACCAGCATGTGCATTTTCAAAATAAAAAGTATCTTCATAAACATTGGTGAATTTGTGATGGTTCCATTCATGCTTATAAAGCTGCTTACACCAATCTTTTCCAGCTGATCTCAGATCGCTATGGAGCCGAACGGAGTAGCCCGGCATCCATCTTTGTTTGTATTCTGCAATTTCTACTGGTGTCAAGCGTGGATCCTCCCAATCGATTTTGCAACATCGATAATTTTTGTTTTGATAAACTCTTCGTCAAGAGTAGTTCCATAACATTCTTGAGCAAGGCCGATTAATTTTTGTTTAGAATCGGCACCAAATGTGTATAGTGGATTGCCGCCAGCTGGACCATGTTCGATTTTACCGAGTACGGTACAACCTTGATCGTGAGCAAATTGTACAACTTCTTCATGAGTTGCTTCGTGAGAAATATCAAGTTCGATAAGATATGCCATATTATAAGCTCCAGATTTTTTTAAGTTCCGATAGTTTATTGTCGATAAGATCCTGGTTAGTGATTTTCCGTTCCCAGAATTTTAGTTTTTTGTTACAAATCTCAATTTCCTTTTTGGCCTGATGCCGTTCTACCATATTGTCAGATTTTAGTTCGAGGAATTTGAGGTAGAAGAGATTTTCAAGATGTTTGATGTACATAGTGTTTGGGTTAAGCCGGTTGATTAGATTAGGATCAAAGTCAGATTTAGGCCCAGTGTCAGTGTAAAAAATCATGTCGGTCTCCATTGTTAGGAACACAGTATATCATGTTTCAAAACGAATGTCAACCCTTTTCGTATATTTCTTTGTATTTTTTTCTTACGGATTGAAAGTGTTCTAAGTAATCATAGGTATTTTCTTTGAACACGAGTGGTTCATTACCATCTACTGCCATAATGATTACACCTTGTCGAATAGGAATACCTGTTCTTTCATAAAATGCTGCAGCATAGAAGGCCATCTGAATAAAGTAGCTTGTGATATCCTCTTTCTTCTTTACACGACGAGATGTTTTAAAATCAATAATAGATAGTTTGTTATCATACTCTGCAATACAGTCAACCTGACCAGCACACTTTAATTTGTCACTGTAAAGAAACTGTTCTTGCATCCACACGTTATCTACATGCTCATCAAGGATTGGTCGAATATCATTAAAAGATGCTAGATTGGCTGGCATCGCACCCTTGTTCCAATCCTCATTATTATTAAGATAATCTTCTGCTAAAGAGTGTACTGCGGTACCACGAGTTGCTGCTTGGCGAGAAATCTTATTTGCTTCTTCTTCACCAACACGCTTTCGCCATTCCATAATTGCTTGTTTGCTAAGAATACTTAGAACTGTTGTAATCGATGGATACGCATTTCCTTCTGGTGTAAAATACTTGCGCCCACTCTCAGTAGTCTCTCTTGTTAATTTTGGAAGCACAATACCGTGCTCAACATGTGTAAACATAATATATCCTTTTTATGAACTTAATTCAATTATAACACATATTGAACTAATGTCAACTAGGTTGTGTTGGCCAAGTCACATTTGTTGGAAAGCCTTCTTGCGCTGGAATGTCTCTGAGTGCTGTTCTATAAGCAACCCAATCTGCGGGTGGTGATTCACCTGCCTCATATGCTCTTAAAATATGAACATCAGTTTGCTGTAGCAGAGTATCTCTCATAGATCTTATGTTTTCTTCTAACCGATCTTGAGAAATCTCTCGAACATTCCATCTTCCTTCTACGCCTGCCTCAGTTTTAACAGGTGTTGCACTTGACACGTATTGAGTTTCTGGATTATATTCTGGTTCAGGAGTAGAGATCACAGGATATACATTCCAATTCAAAAGAAATTCTGCGTCCATTTCTGAGTCTTTTGGAAAACTCACATTTGAGTTATCAGATCTTAAATCTTTAAATGTATAAGGCCAAACTAATGTGCCATCTTCATTTACTTTTGCTAATTCCATTTTTTGTCTCCTACGAAAAGCTATACTGATAGAAAAGAGAGTTATTATCTACAACATAAAGTTTGGTTCCATCATGACTTAACCACATTCCTCTAGCAATCGAGTTACCTACAAGAGGAATAGCTACCGAGCTATCGAAAACAATGTTGCTGTTACCTAAGTTCCAAGGACTTGTCACAGTAAACTTATAAAGCTTTTTATCTGTTAAAATGAGAATAATAGATCCATCAGATGAGACATCCCATCCATTGATATTAGGATATGTCTCATCGAGACCACTTCCTGGTGAGCCCATTGGAACTTCCCAAAGATAATTTGCTCCCGTTTGAAAAGTCCATGCGCTTGCAGTAGTGTTGACCACCGACGATGTAGCTGTTGCCATTCTCATTACGTACGAGTTAGTTAAACCTGTTACTCGGTTGTTATCAAATAATGCAAATAAACGTCTTTGCCCCGAAAGTCCAGATTCCCAATGTGCTGCTTTTCGGGTTTTGATTCCATGCGGTCGTATAAATTGAGTACTTAAATCAATAGTATCAGTAAATCCATCAGTGTTTCTGCACCAAGTAGTAATATTATATGTAGAGCTTGGTCCAGAAAAATCGGAAGTGCTAGAAATAGAGGTAATACTAAAATATTCTAATGATAACTGTTGCGAAGCTCCTGATCCAGTTTCTTTGATAGTCATCATATAACCACTTGGAGTAATATCTATACCCGCAACACCGTCGTCGTAAGTACTGCTGTTGAACTGCTGACGAATACCGTTAAATGTAACTGATTGAATATTGCCAGGACTTTGTAGTCTCCAACTATCTAACTGAAGCTGGGTGCCTGTATCAGCAGCCATATGCATAAGATACTCTTCGTCTCCTGTTTCATCTGGATATGTGGGAAAAAACCAATGTGATGTATATCTACAATTATAATTTTTAGCGTATCTGACATCACTCGCTGCGTTAGTGTCAGGATCTACGAGTACTCCGTATCCTACTCCGCTTGGATTGTAGAGTGGAAAATCCATTCCAGCGAAGCCATATGTGTTTCCTGGCGATGCAGTACACATTCTCATCATATTGTGCATGCCATCACCATTATTAAGCAAAACATACTTTCCAGCAGGATCACCGAAGGTTCCTCTTCCATCCCACACTGAAGTGTTCGCCGAAGCCGCGCCGCCGCTTTGAATCTGATAATATGTTGGACCTGCAGAACCTAGATTAAAATCATTATCTATAACGTAAATGTGTTGGCCATCAATATTAAAATTACATCCTCTGCATTCCATGTTTGCATTGATAGCTGTTAAATCATAAGATTTTCCGGTATATGATGCAGTATTAATTGCGCCATTAGTTAAATCATATTGAAAGATAGTTTCTGTGGTTTTTCCAGCAATTGTTAGAAAATCACCAGTTTCGTTTACATATATTTGAGGAAAACTTTCTTTTGTGTGCGAAGGACTTCCTGACGTTGTCTGAGTCATATCGTCACCACTAGTGAATGTAGCAGTTGAAAGATCCCAACCTGTTGACAGATTAACTTGATATATTTTTCCTGCAGTTGTTTCTGAAATATATAGTTTTGTTCCATCCTGAGAGATAGCAAGACTGTGCCACGCTCTAGACACGCCGATCAATGTATTAGGAACAATCGATACGCTACTATACGACGCTGTTGTCAAATCCCATCCTGTAGAAAAATCTATTTGATAAATGGTGTCTGGTGAAATATTTTCAGATAAAACAAATGCGCGAGTACCTTCCTGATTTATAATAAAATCAGATATATCTGCCGTCGTTGATGTTAAAGTATTTAGAGTTGGGCTCATAGTTCTAGAGCTGTTGTAGGCAGCAGTACTAATATCCCAAGGTGTAGAAAGATCTAGTCTTGTAGGAGCATCATCTCCGGCTAATACTATGCAATATGTTCCATATTCGTTAAATCTAAGAAATGATCCTTCAGATCCACCGTTATAAGTAACTCCACCATTCCAAGTACCGGTTCCAGTTAAACTTACGCTGTTATAAGAATTTCTGCTTACATCAACATTATGGCTATCCCTATTTACAAATTCATTCCAAACCATCCCAACAAGTTTGCTATTTCCCATATTTTTTGGAGCATTTGCATCACAAGTAATAAGATTATATGTTGCTTGATCGTAAGTAGTTTTAGTAGCTGACACAAGAGAAGTTAGATCCCAAGGAGGATCCATCCTTTTATGATGAATATCTTGGTCAGTTAAACTATCGGTATAAAATAAGTCAGTGCCTCCTTTGTTTATAAAGACACAATTTAACATTTGATTACCTGAGCCATTTTCTTGATAGTATTCATTTGGCACCGCGGGCATTGTACTGATATCCCAAGCAGTTGATAAGTTATATTTGTAGAGGCCGTCTTTATCAGCCAAAATTACAAATGAACCAGTATCATCCCCAAAGAAACTCTGCGCTGCCGTTGTGTGCCAATGTGTGGTATTAGCCTGCCATTTTTGTCCTGAAACTTCATTAAAACTTCTTGTTGATATATCATACGGTGTAGAAACTGTGTATTTTTCAAATACATGATCGTCAAAAGTATTATCTTGGTATATAACACAATTATTTGAATCTATCCAATTCCATCCACCGTGAGCAGAAGTAAAACTTGGCGCATCAAGCCCATAAGAAGTTTCAAAAAGTTCAGTATTTCCAGCTGCCCATTTGCCGCCACCCCAAAGCATTTCCCAACAAATATAGTTAGCATTTTGGCCCTGCCCAACAGTGATTCCTCTACCATCTCGAGAGTTTTGCATATTTTCGGGATACGGCTGGCCGCCATAAACATTACTATCTGACATGCCTTCGTAACCACTAGGCACAATAGACTGAACCATTGGTACAACAGTTGCGTCATAGGAAATTGTTGAAATATCTACATCAAAAGGTTCTGGCTCACCGGCGCTGGCCGCTGTCAAACCAACAATAATACTACTCATACCATATTATCTCCAACGTGGAAACCAAGCCAACTTGTTCCACCGTTAGTTGTAAAAAATGCGTATGCATCTGTTTCATTTGTTCCCATAACAGGCGGGGCTGTGCCGCCAGGCCAATCTACTTCACTAGGCCAAGTAATCGAAATGCCTGAACTCGTTACTTTGGTCAGCGTCAAAACGAACCAATTCACTTGGTTTGAAGTAGCAGATTCATTTATAAATGATAAGTTTACAGTACTAAGTAAAGAACCCGCAAAATAGTTACTTTCCTCAAGGTCTATAGTTCTACTTCCACTCATACCACCAAGACTGTAATAATGATCTGTGGTAGGACCGATATGTTCAATGTGAGCGCCAACACCGGGCTCCAATCTTATGTCTGCGGCCGAATCTAATATTATATTACTGCTTGCAGCAGATGTTAACTCTAGTGCTCCAGTAGATGTGATTAACGGCGTATCAATAATATCGTTACCATTCATATCAAGGTTAACTGTTGAGCCAAGTCTTACATCATTACTACCTTCTCTGTTTATTGCTAAGAATTCATTTGATACACCGTTTCTAAACGCTAAGAATCTAAATTCACTTTCTTCAGCTCCGGCCGTATTATCATGAAGCCAATGAGAGAACACACCATATTGATGTAAAAAGTTACTAGAATCTCTACCTTCAAATGAAAGTGCGCCTAACCTGCTCGTCGTGTGGCTTGTAAGACCTGCCTTTATGAATCTAATATTTGCACCATCTGATGCGAAACTAGTGCCGCTATGTGCAAGATAAAGTTGCGGATATTCTTGAAATGCTGAAACTACTTGAACTAGACCACTGCTACTGGAAGTAACTACTGTACCATTTGTGTCTGGAAGTGTAATAGTTCTTGCGGCAGTTGGATCAACTTTGGTAAGTGTTGTATCAAAATTTGTACCAGTAAACGTGTAATCTGCAGAAGAAGCGCCACCACCGCCGCCGTCAGCACCTTGAATACCCGTGAAACCTTGAACACCTTGATTTCCTACGCCCGGCGCGCCATCAGCACCTTGAATACCTTGCAAAGATCCTGCTATACCTTGAATACCTTGAGCCCCGTCTATTCCAAGAGATCCTTGAATACCTTGAATACCATCGCTACCTTGCAAGCCTTCTCCACCACTCGATCCAGCAGGACCTTGGAAACCTTGAGTACCTGTCGCGTCAGTACCCTGAATACCTTGTGGGCCGGGTTGACCATTAGTACCAGGAGTACCGCCTGCACCTTGCAATCCTTGAAAACCTTGTGGACCCGGCACAGTAGATGCCGCACCCGGCGAACCATCACTACCCTGAATACCTTGTGGACCAGTACCACCGGCTCCAATAAAGCCTTGGATACCTTGGATACCTTGAGAGCCTGCACCTGCAGGACCTTGCAATCCGATTCCTTGGAAACCTTGCACACCTTGAATAGAACCTGCAGGACCTTGGAAACCATCATTACCTTGGAGACCTTGAACACCTATACCAGTAGTACCCTGCATCCCTTGGAAACTCGCTTCACCACCAGGCCCCTGAATACCTTGATTACCAGCATTACCGCCAGGACCTTCTTGTCCTTGGAAGCCTTGCATACCTTGAATGCCTTGAAGTCCGGAGCCAGTATCACCTTGAATACCTTGATGACCTTGCATACCTTGCATAGCTGCTGCAGGTCCTTGAATACCTTGTGGGCCGGGTGGTCCAGGCTGGCCAGGAAAACCTTCTGGACCTTGTACACCTTGTGCGTTACCAGCAGGACCTTGGAAACCGAGCTCACCCTGCAAACCTTGCGCACCTTGAAGGCCGGGATCTCCATCTACACCGTCTGTACCCTGCCAACCCTGAATACCTTGGATGCCTTGAGCATCTGCACCATCTGTACCTTGAGGACCAGTCTGTCCAAAATATCCCTGAAAACCTTGTGTGCCTTGGACACCCTGTGCACCTTGCATATTTGCATCTTGGCCATCACGACCTTGAATACCTTGTGTCCCCTGAAGTCCTTGGACTCCTTGAGTTCCTTGTGTACCCTGCCAGCCTTGGAAGCCTTGAATACCTTGAGTACCTTGAGTACCTTGTGGCCCATCCGCACCCGGTGTACCACCGCCTCCGCCAGTACCAAGACCAGTCCATGTAATACCTTGGAAACCTTCAAACTGTTTAGTAACAGTATTGAATCGCATATAACCTTCGCCCGGATTTGCATCTCTCTGCGCTGTAGTACCGGCAGGAACTTGTAAAGATCCAGTTTCAGAAGTACGAGGAGCGATAGCATCAAAGTTATCGTCCATCTCGTTATATGTCAGTGCGGAGCCCTTATCTCCTCTTTTTGTAATAGCCATTAGGTTGTTTCCCCTGTTGTAGGATCAAAGTACACGCCGACATATGAAGTAAATCCCGTTGAATTGGGTATGACTACAAAAGGATCGCCGTTCTCGTCTAGCTCGACGTATCCTTCTGCCATATATGGCTGTGAAAAACTGTTGTAATTATTTATTCCTGGATTGTACTCAATATAATCGTCTTCGCAATAAGCAAAGAGTTCCTCTTCTTCAGGAGTGAGTACTTCGTTAAATTGATATGTTTGCGCAATAAGAGCATCACGAGCTGGGCCAGCCGGTGTTTGTGCTATCTGAGCAAGTAACGTTGCATAATCTGGATTAGGCATTAATCACCATCCGCATATACTTTTGGAGATCCGGAAGCAGCAGCATTTGCAACCCACGATCCATGTCCGCTTGTAGCATCACCTTTACGATGCACACCAATACCAGCAACAAACACTTTTCCAGATTTACCCACAGCGCCATCGCCGCAGCTAGTAGATCCACCGGCTACGACTACAAGATCGCCTTGTGCATAAACTTTACCTTGAGGTGTTGATGTATATGGAGTTTTGTGAAAAGGGTTTGGTGTGGGCGAAGCGTGACCAATATGAAAATCGGAATTTCTTCTGACTACTTGTGGCATGTTGACCTCTTGAATGAATAAAAGGTAGAAGCCGACGAGACTCCTACCTTCTATTTATTACGCGGCCTCTAGTAGCCTCGTTTTAGCGATGATATATTCTCTAACAAGACCTGAGCGGACAATGTCGTCAACTCCAAATCTTACAACATCAAAGCTAGGAATTGCTTCAAGAACTTTTATGAAATCATGAAGTCCTGAAATATCTGCTCTGTTACGAGACTGTTGTAAGTCGTCCTGCTTAGTATCACCACAGAAAATGATCTTAGATGATTCTCCTACTCGAGTGATAATTGAATCGAGTTCGTGGTAAGTCATAGACTGACATTCGTCTACAATAATAATTGAATTGTCGAATGTAAGTCCTCTTACGAATGATGAGCTCATAAACTGCACCATTCCTTTAGATTTTAGAATCTGATATGCATCTCCTCTGTCGAATAAGTCGTTAGTAATATCGGTATATGGTTGTTCGAATACCGCTTCTTTTTGGGCTTTACTGCCCGGCATAAATCCTTGCTCGCGTGTTTGAACTGCAGATCTTATGACGACGACCTTTTCATACTCTCCTCTCTGTAGTACATCGCTGAGTGCTAAATACATAGCACACATTGTTTTACCTGTACCTGCTGTTCCAATGGCGGCTAGATTGTATCCTTGTTTGTAAGAATCAAATAAATCAGATTGAGCCGGCGTCAGTGGGTTTATCTTTCGCATCGAAAACTTTTGGTTTAAGATGCCAACCATATGATCCATTTCTCTTTCCATTCTACGTTTCTCGCTTCGGGATAATCTGCGCTTTTGTTTGGCCATGAAACCTCCTATTTAGGATAACGTTTAAAATGTATTAATGTTATCCTTCTTATGATGATGTTTAACGTTTCTTAGTACATCACGAAAACCGTCATCTGGCTTCTTCAAGCCAAGACGATGCGGATCACCAATCGCTGGAGCACCCGTTATTAGTTGTGTGAGGTGAGGATTATCTTGAACGTACTGATCACGTTCTGAAATTGACATTGTAATGTCGAACACTTCATTAGATTCATTATTTCTAAATGTGTACTTGGGCATTAATGCTCCTTAATATAAAAAAAGGCAACCTTGCACAGAAGATCGCCTCACGGTTACATAATCAAGTTTGTTCCTGTGCTTACCTTTATTTATAATAGTATCATTAAACTCCAACGATAATATCATAAATTTCTTTCCAGTTTTTTGCTCGGTATTGAGCATCAAAATCTTTATTGAAAGGATGATCTACCAATATAGACTCTAAACCAAGTTCAGTACCTAATTGAGCGTTTTGAGGTTTATCCTCAATCCACCAACAACCAGTACCACGATATGGTTCTAAAGCTTCGTCTTTATCGGCACCCGTATCCAAATAGGTAAAGCTTTCAAAGACTGTAGGACCAAACAGCTCATTAAGGTTTTTAGTACGAAGACGACCAGCATACGTATCGTTACTTAGTGAAGTGATTACTCGAAAAACGTAACCATGTTCTTCATGGAGCTTCTTTACGTACTTAATAGCATCTCGTAAAGGTGGAAGCTTGCGAATCCAAGCTGATTCGTTGAACATACGAACAATACGTTCTTTTTCAGCGATTGTTAAGTTATAACGTTTGTTTACGTCATATTCAGCTTCACCGCCTGGAAGCATTTCAAAATTGTGGCGTTCCATCCACTGAGTAAACGCGTAAGCCCAGTCAAGAAGAACTCCATCTGCATCTGTTAGTATTACTTTTTCATTTAGCATAGTATCTCACTTTATTTCATGTTATATTCTTATTATAGTAAAAAGGGGATTGAATGTCAACCCCCTTTTTTTATTTTTTATGCGAATAGCATTTTTGCCTGATCCGCAGAGCATTTGTAACTTTTACCGCCACGTTCGAAGATGAACGGGTATTTAGTGTTGCGAGCTTTATACTCAGTCAAACGATCACCACGGGAATTTTCCATTTTAAGGCCAAGCATTTTAGCCATCATTTCAAGTTGGCTGTTAGAGCGAGTACGCTTACCTTTGATAACCGCTTTGACTTTAATGTCAACTTCAGCTTCGCTAAAACGCATGTTACCAACTTCAAACTGAAGGTTAGCACCAAACTTGTCAAGCACTGCTTGCATTTCTGAACGAAGAGCTTGAAGAGTTGCTTTGTCAAAAGATGTTACGTTTTTCATAGTATAGGTTCCTTGTTTGATTCCTTATATTAATAATATAGTACATGTGGAACCAAATGTCAACCCTTTTTTTCAAATAAAATGAATTTTTTTTACTTTTTTCGACGTTTATTTGGTCGATTGAAGTCTTCTCTTTCGACGTCATACCATTTTTCAGAAAGTTTGTTCTTTCTGTTGTCCCTACGATTCTTCATACGCGATTCCTTGCGGTTGTTACGTTCTTCGTATGAACCCCATTCGTCTTCGTACTCTTCGCGAAACTTCTTAAAACCTTTAGCCATTTGTTCTTACTCTGCAATTAGATTCGGGAATGCTTTATTAATAGTTTTCTTCTGCAAGCCTTTAAAGGGCTTTTGAGCAATGCAATAGTTAGCAAGTAGATCTGCATCTTCATTGTCAATATCTTGCAACAATTGAATAAACAAAGTTTCTCGCTTTGTTTGATTCAGATCATCATATCCACCACCTTTAATGAAGATCTTCAGACGACGAGCTTCTGTGTAAAGTAGCTGCTTTGCTTCGTCTTCGAATTCATTTTTTGTCCAAGGTGGAGGAGTTTCTGGTAACAACCACTCTACTCTTTTCCTATCATATGTAGCCTGAAGAATCATACGAAGTGGCATAGAATCATTCTTCTTAAGCCACTCTACCTTATCCTCAGTCTTATTCATATCAGCAAACTTGCTAATAATCTCAGAGATTGAAAGTTTTACTGCCATTAAAAATCCTGTATATCTGTAACTAAGTTTTTCAATTTCTTTTTGATAAAGAAGTTAAACAACTGCTCTCTGCCGATGCCTTTATCTTTACCAAATTCTTCACGAATTTGCTGCTTATATTTGTCAGGAATTTCACCTAGATCAATAACCATCTTGTTGCGATGATAGCGTCTAAGTGTTTCTTCATCCATAGCAGCAGGGCCTTCGCGCAACATAGCCATACGCTTTTGAGTCATAGGCTTTTGACGCTCGCCGATTGCTAAGCAATTATCAGAAGAAAGCACATTAGGTACGCCGTCGCCAGTGTCACCTTTTAGGATGTGTTCCTTCAAATATTTATCTGGATTGTCGTTTCGAATCCAACGTTTACGAATAGGATCGTATTGATCTACATTCTCATATGTTTGCAATTGAATGTAGTCTTTATCTCCCGATAATACAAGATACTTCTCAGCGCCAATGTTGAGCTCAGTACCGTTATCATGACAGATCGTGCCAATGATATCGTCAGCTTCACAATGATCGATATGAATCACTTTGTAAGGGAAGAATTCTTTAAGCTCGGTACGAATAGTATTCATGATATTGAATAGATTGTTCCAATCAATTTCAGACTCGTCACGAGATTTGCGACGGTTAGCTTTGTAGTAGGGGAAAGCTTCTCTCCGCCAAGAGTTTTTGCCATCACAGCAAACTACAATCTCACCGTATTCTTCGGTAAACTTTTTGCGGTTTGCCCTGATTGAGTTTAAGAACATATGCCGAATGAGATTCTCATCGATATCAATGTTCGTGTGGTTACCTATACTTGCGAATAGCGAAGCAAGGATAACCTGGTTATAATCAACTAGGATTGCCATAATATTGTCTCATGTTTCAGTTTAATCTAAGTATATATTAATACTCATCCTCTTCATTGTCAACCATTAATTCATCAATTGATGCAATATTTTCATCAAATTCGATAGAATCTTTGGCGAAGTCCTGTAGAGGATGTTCGATCTTTTGAGTTAATAGATGTAGAGATCGAATAGACTCTAGAATTAAGATCATGGATGGGAAATACGTCTTTATGTCTTCATCAAAGCGACACCCAGATCTTACCAACTCTGCTAATACCTGTTGCCAGAGCATTTCAGAGATTTCTTCAGAGTATCTTATACGATATTCGTCAAGCTTACTCTTTAGTTCTTCCGCAGATTGTGGCGGTGCGTCCAACTTCATCTTAGGAAATTGGACGACATTATCGTCAGCCATTTTGCAAGTCTCTCAAAAGTTTAGTCCAAAGTTGACTATATGTTGCAATGTCGTTAGGAGTCAAGCCAAAACGATCTGATCTTGTAAAGCGATTAATCCATCCAGCATCATTCTTCTGCTGCTCAAGTACTGACTTTGCAATAGAATATGCCATGTTTGCATGGTCTTGCAGGTTCTCTGTATAGTCATACATGATAGTTGCGTTTGATGCTGTTTCTGGAAGTGCACCATAGTTTGGATGGATACAAACCAAACCAGAACGAATTGCTTCGATAAGTGCAATACAAGATGTTTCTTTCCAAATGCTTGGATACAAAAAGATGTGCGAGTTATCCAACGCTTCTAAAACTTCATCGTTTGGAACAGATCCATGATACGACATGTTTGAATGACGAAAAATCTTTGTGAATAGATCTACATACGGATCATCTCGTTGGGGCCAGCCATAAATCGCAAATGAGGAATATACATCTAAATGAATGTTCTTATATTCCTTAGCAAGCTGATCTACCACTGCATAGACTATCTCCAGACCACGGTGAGGAGTTGTATGATAGATGAATCGAATGGTTTCAGTATTCTTTTCTTCTGCAGTATAACGCTTCTCAATAGCATTGGGAATTACTGTACACTTTGAATATGGAATGTTGTAATACAAAATATATTGATCTCGTTGCCAAGCAGATACAAATACAAAATGGTCGAACTTTTCCCACCCGCCGTCTAGCAAGATTTTGTTTTCAGGATCTTCTGCAAGATCGTGCGCATACAAAATGTTTTTTACATCATTAGGTATTTCTCGTGGCCTTGAGAAATGAATTGCCACATCAGTAAGAAGGTCGAAAGGAACATTGTCAAGAAGACGCTTGCGCATCATCTCTGTGCCACCTTTAGAGTTTTTAGATAGCTCTGTTTCGACAACATGTCCTTTATGAATCATACTCATTATAGATTAAACTCCGTGCTAAATTCTTTAATAGAATCCCATCGAAATGAACGCCAACCACCTTTGTCTGTATCCCACACTGCAAGTGCATTTGGATTCGGTTTTTTCTTCTGAATCTCTTCTTCAATATCTTTTTGCGCGGGAAGTATAGACTCGTTTAGAGTGCAGTGCATGATACGGTTTTCACCGTTTGCTTTAGTAAAAACAACTTTACATACACCATTCTTAAGATCTTTTATAGTTTGTTCTTTATCAATGTTCATCATAATCTCCAAGTTTATTTATTCAACGTAGTGTAGATAACTTCCAATAATATGCTTATCAGTTCCCTTCGGCATTAAACCAGCATGCGGATATGTCCACATCGGTGGAAACATAAGCAACCTTCCAGGCTTTCTTTGAACCGCTACCTCTTGATCGTAGAGAGCGGTTTCACCGCCATCACCTTCATCAAGATATAAGAAGAACACAAGAAACCTTTTAATAGTTGCTAGATCACATGCATCGATATGTGGTTTAAACTCGCCATGATC